CTAACTCTTGTATCTTCTCTGCCTTTTTACTTATCATTGTAGATTTAAATGCTTCATCAATTGCTTGTTGACAAGTAGGACAATCGTTATGTGTTTGAAAGAAACCTAAATCTTTTTTATGTTTACTACAAGTATTTTCTAACTTTGCTTCCATGTTGTGAAGTTTTTTGTGTTTATTATTTACTTTAGCTTCATCTATTACTTGTTTTTGTAATTCAGCAATATCAACTCTGACTTTTTTTATATCTTCTTCATAGTTTGATATATCAGTTATAGATTTATTTAACTCTGCCTTTTTAGAGTCTGCCAAATCTTTACTACGATTGCTAATATCATCAATATATTTTTTCTTATCATCAATTTTATTATCAACTAACTGATAGTTAAAGTCTGTTTGTTTTATCAACTCATCTTGGTTTTTTTGTTTTTCTCTAAACAATAAATTCATTTTAGAAAATATTTCTATGTCCAGTATTTCTTCTACCACTTGTCGTCTATGTCTTGCTCGTAATTGCATAAATGGTACAAACGAAGCATTACCTAATATAACAACCTGTGTAAATGACCGAAAGTTTAATTTAAGTATTTGTTGTTCTAGATGTTTTTGATAATCTCTTTGGGCTGCGTCTTGATTTAGCATATCACCATCGCACCATATTTCAAATGTATTTGGTTTAATACCTCTTATAATTTTGTAATCTTTTTGACCTACTGTAAATTCAACTTCAACAATACATTCTTTTTCGTTAATAGAATTAATTAACTGGTCTTTCTTGATGTTTCTAAATGGTCTTTGAAACAATCCAAAACATAAAGCGTCTAACATAGTAGATTTACCTGCACCGTTTTCACCTACAACTAATGTGGTGCTAGACTTATCTAACTCTATTTCTATAAATTGTTGGCCTGTACTTAAAAAGTTTTTATATCTTACTCTTTTAAATTTTATCATTCTGTAACCTCTGTATCTTGTGCTTCAATATACATTTCTTTAATCATAACTTTTAACTTGTCTTTATCTAAATCAACTGGCAACTGGTCAACATAATTATTAACTAGTGTGATTGTATCTTCGGATCCTTCTACCACATCATCGCTTACATTGGTATGGCTCAAGTCAGAATAATCTTCTAATATTTTTAATTCATGTACGCTTATGTCTTTGTACATTCTATCAAGCAGTCTGTCAAACATTTGATTATCTTTTTTATTGACAACTACTAACTTAATAAATTTTTGATTGTAGTCTGCTATATCAAACTTATCGTAATTTGTTTTAGTATCATCATACATAAGTTTTTTAAATATTGTATGTGGATTCTTTATAAATTCAATCTCTCTAGTTTCAGTATCAAATACATGAAATCCTTTTTGATTATTATAATCTGACCATGTCATTTCATATTGACTGCCTAAGTAATAAACTTGACCGTCATCATTCTTATGGTGAAAGTGACCACTATAAGTTTTTTCAAATCTTGATACAATTGATTTATCATATCCGTGTGTCTGTACCATGGTGTCCATCATTCTAAATCCGTTTAGGTCAAAATGACCCATACATACATCAGCTTCTGCTGTGTTAAGAATGTGTAAGGAATGTGCTTGATTTTCTGAATTGATCCAGGGCATCATTAAAATTTTAGTGCCATCAAAATCTACTACTTTAGGCTCTTCGTAAATAAATGGTTCATTTATACCATCAGGTGCTGTACATAGTTCTTGAACAGCGTTTACTTTGTTTGTATTACGATAATAGATATCATGATTACCTATAAGTATGTGGGTATCAATTTTATTTTCCCATAATCTATTCATAAACTTATGTCTAAAGTTATGAGCAATCCTATAATTAATATACTTTCTTCTATCTACAATATCACCTAAATGAATAAGTGTTTTTATATTGTTCTTTTCTAGATAAGGAAAGAATACATTGTCATAAAACTTATAAAAATATTCATCAAATATATTGCTATCATTTCTGGCACCAAAATGGGTGTCATTCAGTAAGGCTATCTTCATATAGTTTTTATTCTTTTAAATTCTTTTGTAGATAATCTAATAATTGACTTTGATATTGAGCGTCATCACCTGCTAACTGATCCATCATATTCTCAACTCCTGCATTAGCAATTAATTTAGATTTTATTTGCATTTGTTTTTTCTCTTTCTGTATTCTTCGAATAAATGCGTAATAAATTATTTGTGTAAAATATGCAAAGGGGTTCTTACTTTTCTCTGGATTAAAGTTATTCATGTATTGTAAACAATTCTCAATACCATCACTAATCATATCGTCTCTAAAAGTATAGTTGATAAAATTCGGTCGATAAGATAAGTGATTAGCAATCTTTAAAAAACACTCACCAATATAATTCGTAACTACTGGTTTTGTTTTTCCTTGCTTTTCAGATTTCTCACATTTGTCCCGATGTTCTATCATCGCTTCTAAAAACTTTTTATTATCTACATAATGTGGTTTTTCTTTTGCTTTTTTCATAAATTTATTATACTACATTTCGTGTTTAAATGCAAGCCTTTCTACAAGTTTTTTTGGTTTAAATTTATTCCTGACAATTGCTTGACAATCCTAGGAATGTGTGTATAATCGACTATGTAGTCGCCTGAGAATGAGCTATAGCTAATGTATAGTTTTAGTAATAGTTTCATCATATAGTAGGCTTTCTTCTTCTTCTCTTTGTCTCAATTCTTCATCTAGTTCTTCAGCAATTTCCATTATTCTATTCATTTCTTGAGGAGAGTAGGAGGCTTTTGTTTTTACTTGTTGAAGTTTAGTTAATATAACATCATAGTAATTTGCCAATTCTTTTGCAGCTCTTGAAACAACCATTACCTTATCTTTTGGTATAACAAACATTTTATCATTTGTAAATGGCACCCAAGGTGCTAAAGTGTTATCATCTTTTAATCCATGTTCAGTCATTCTTGGTGTTGTAATTAATTGTAAAGGATTTTGTATTCGTAAAAACTCTTTATCTAAAGAAATACTACCAACTAATGTGCTGCCGTCTGATAATTTAACTATTCTATAATCTGTTAAATCGTTTGGTGCCTTGTTTATTAATTTATCCATATAACTATTTATCTATTCCTTTAAGTCGATATTATGCATTTCGTAGTCAAACTCTTCCTCAGTATAGATGTTTATTCTTTCCTGAAAATGTTTTAGCGTAAAGTTTTCTTTTGATTTATATGTTAAGTCATCTGCTATATCATATAAAGTAGCATTAACTTTATTATCACCTAATCGCAAACCACGGCCTATACTTTGTAAATTTCTTATTCTACTCTTAGAAGGACTGGCAAAGATAATATTATGTAAGTTTTTAATATTAACACCAGTACTAAATGTTCCATAACTCGCAACAATGATGGCATCTTTTTCTTTTTCCACGATGCCTCTTATTGCTTCTCTCTCATCTGCTTCAACACCACCAAAAATATAAAAAACTTTTCGACCATCATCAGCCTTTTCTTTGATTATCTCATGTAAATTCTTGCCATGTTTCTCGACTAACTGAAACAATACCAAAGTATTGCCTTTTAATTTAAGTGCTAGATTACGAATAAAATTCTGTCTTGATTTACTACTCACCAGGTAATCTATCTCATCTTGATACTTACCACTTGTGACCATCTTACTATTTTCTACTGTATGTTTTAATATCAAACAACGAACAACCAGATTAGATAGTTGTTGTTTGTCCATAAGTTTTCTTGTAGATGTAACTTTGTTTACGGCACCAAACAATCCCTCTAATACGAGTTTGTGTGTCTGAGCACCATCTAATGTACCAGTGAGGCCGATACGATATTTACAATCTTCAAGTTTTGTCATAATCTCTGTAAGTGATTTAGATTTAAATAAATGAGCTTCATCACCAAAGACAACACCAAACTGTTCAAAGTATTTTTTAGGTAGTTTATATAAACTTTGCCATGTAGATATTAATACTTTCTTATCTGTTTGATTAGAATATCCACTATACAATCTATGACAATTTTTCTTTACATTCCAACCGTATGATTGAAAGTCAGAATACATCTGCTCAACCAACGAGGTTGTCGGTACAATCAATAATATTCTACTGTTAGGGGTATCTTTAATTAAATGAGAATAATATCTTATAAGCGAATATATGATGAATGATTTACCTGACGCTGTAGGACTCAACAGGAGTGCCCTATTAAACTTTAAACTATGATATATTGCGTCTATCTGATAGTCTCTAGCTTCAAATTTTTGACCTAAACTATTAGAAAACTTTTTAACAATCTCTTTATCTACTTTATTATTAATCTCAACATTTTCTCCTGAAACAATCTGATATCCTCTTTCTTCAGCAAATGCTCTAATGTATGGAAACAATCCAAAGTATATCTCTTTTGTTTTCTGAGAGTATAATCTTATCTTACCATCCCACATACGATTACGAAATGCTGGCATAAACTTATAGCCAGGTACATAAAATGTAAAGAACTCTGATATTTCTCGTTGAATGTTTGGATCACAATCAACGGTTAGATATACCTCATTCTTCTTCTCTATAATAAGAGTGTCCATATCTATCTAAAATTGTGCTGATTGGAATTCATGATGTTCGCCTACTTGCCCTTTCACTTGCATATTCCATGCTATACTTATGCGTTTATTATTTGACTTATTTTGTTGAACCCAATGTGGCAACCATGCAGGAAAAAATATTGCTCTATTTGATGTTGAAGCATAACTTAATAAACTAGAATTTAAAGTATTCTTTTCTTTTTTTCTAGGTACTATAACATCAGCTGCAGGGCGTGGATCATGAAAAACTATACTTGCACCTTTATCAGATTGCAAATAATAAGTACCACTTAAAAAATTATTTGAATGTGTATGAACAGGATG